TCAAGGTTGATGACAAACCCCTTGTCGAAACTCCATTCTATGTCTTCCTCGGCACAGTCCTCGGACATGACGTCTTCTACAAAGGTGTGATTGATCTCATTGTCCGTGACGAAGGAGTGGTTAAAATCGTCGATCACAAAACTACCTCGATGATGGGGAGTGGGTATTTTGACGAGTACATTCTCTCCGCACAGATGATTGGTTACTGTTACAGCGTTGGGAAGCTATTAAAACTGGAATGTAACAAGGTTCTAATCAACGCTATTTGCACACGCAAACCCACTAAAACCGGCAAGGGTATTGAGTTTAATCGTGACACCAAGACCTACACCCCTGATGAGTTGCATGAGTGGGAATTCAACACGTTGAAAGAAGCTGAACTAATCCTACAAGCTAAGTCCGAAGGGTTGTATGTTCAACACAAACGTAACTGTGTAGGAAAATTCGGTAAGTGTTCCTTCTTCGACGTGTGTTCAGTGCCTGCACCATCCCGTGAGTATGTGCTCCAATCCAATCTTTACAAAGCTAAAGACATAACCCCATTTGAATAACATGAAACCAATAACCAACCCTTTAAATGTTTGGGAGTTAGAATCATTTGATAACACTATGATTCTTCACCGTGTAGCCCCAACAATAACGGGTAAAATCTTAGAAACTTTGCGAGAAGAAAACAAACAACTTAAAGACAAGGTCAACTATTTCCACCGCACCTTCGAGAAAGATGGTAGTGGTTGTCTCGACAAAATCATAGACCAAGCCAAGCAGTTGCAAAACCTCGAATCACAAAACATAAAACTAAAGTCAGAAAACCGCTCACTAAAGGAGGCTATTCATGCCCTCAAAACGTTATCCAATAATGAAAGAACAACAAGAGAATGTTAATTCCCTAGTTGTAAAAAACCTAGAGGTGATAACCCACCTCGCAAACAACGGAGTATATTATGTTGCTATCGGAAGAAAGAAAATCACCTTGCGTGACGTCGCAATGCAAATCATTACCACCGTCTCGTTCGAACGCCCGCAACGTGGGGTTGAACAAACGGATATTAGATGTTACCTTACCAATGATTGAAGAATACACAATCAATGTGGTGTTAGGCAAACTCCTAACCTCACAAGGAATAAACCACGTCTCGTTGAAACGTGAAGAAAGACTTATGTTGATAGACCTTCTATCACAAATCAAAACCAAACTAACAAACTAAACAACCAAAGACCCAACCAATATGAGAACCAATGAAACCTACAAATCAAACCAATCGTTTGGACTTCTGTTACTCGGACTTCCAAAGAGCGGTAAAACTAATGTCGCAATGTGCTTCCCTGCACCCTACTTTGCTGACTGCGATAACAATTTGTCATCAGCAGTCCGACGATTTCCAGATAAGAAATTCTGGTACGACATCATTAACATTGACGATCAAGGTAAAGAAGTACCTAAAGAAAAAAGATGGACTCGTCTTACGGACAACATCAAACTCGCAGTGGCAGACCCAAATATCAAAACCATTGTCATCGATTCTCTATCACTCGTTGCTGATTATGCTATTGACCACATTTGTCATGAACAAAAAATCCCAGTCATGCGGATTCAAGACTGGGGAAGTTTGAAGAACCTCATGACGAGGTTTGTAACCTACCTCCGATCGACGGGAAAGATGATTATCGTAACTGGGCATGAGAAATACGACAAAGATGAAGTGAGTGGTACCATTCTGTACCGTATCAACTTCCCTGGTTCGTTAGCAGATAACATCGGGGCGTTCTTCTCTGACGTGTGGAGATGTGAATGTGAAGAAAAAGGTGGGAAGTATGTTTACACTGTCCGCACAATGCCCACACCACGTATGGCACTGGGTAACTCTCTCGGACTCCCTGCTACGTTCGAATTCACATGGGACGAAATCCAAAAGAAACTAGGTGTTGTATGAACCACTCCAAACTCTCGTATCAAAAACTAAAAGAACACTCAGACCTCCTCGCAAGGTTTGTGTTGTCTGACGAACGACTTGTAAAATCCTTCACAAAACACATCAAGAACGTCTCCGGTATGACGGTGCTCACTGAATCAGGTGCACAACACCCCGTGTTCCACGCTCGTATTATCTTGGGTCACAACCCCATCTTGGGTGAACAACCACAAGTGCAGGTCATGGACACCAACACGTTGAAAGGACTCAACCCATGAACAAAGAACTTTACAAACTTGTCATTATGGATGATGGTCAGAATTACGTTTTCAGAATTCTACTTGACCCAACATTTGATCCATCACCCACGGACTTTGAAGTTGCTATGAACAACCTCCTCGCTGAGATGAGTAATGACGAATCAAAACCAATCTACCCAAAGACATTAGCGTATAGTGTGAACAAACAATACCTCAGTCGTCTTAAAACAATACTGGAAATTTGTTCATGAAGAACACCTCCTCCATCGAACCTCTATGGGTTACTAACCGTGGACGGATACTCCGTTATCTGAACCTCGGTGAAGGTCTAAACACCAATGAGGCAACGCACGTTCTGTCACTCATGCAGGCATGGTTACAATCTAAGGGTTACTTCGCCACTGACAAACTCCTTCGTGAATCAGAACCGTATGTTCTATTCCACAAGTTCAAATTCGATACCAATTTTAAACGGAAAGTAACAAAATAAACTTCCCGTTTAATAGGACAACACCACACTAACGTAGTGTTAATCCACCAAACAAACAAACCAAGAAAGAAACAAAACTATGATTATCACACAAGTCGACCTCACAACAGTTGAAACAGGTATCCCAGTGCTCAAAGCAGGGGTGTATAAAGTACGCTTCGCTGACTTCATTGTGAAACCTAACAAAGCTGGTGATGGGGACAACCTCAACATCAAACTCACCATCGAAGAGTCTACAACTGATGAAGCTGGTAAACCAGTTGCCATCGGGTTCCCTGTGTTTGACACAGTCGCACTCAAACGGACTGAGAAGTACACACCCGATCGCAAACTCGCAGAGATCCAAGAGGCTGCACTCGGTGCTAAGAAAGTTGGCTTCGAGACTGAAGACCTCATCGGTAAAGAAGTTGTTATCCAACTCACAATGGAAGAGTCGGATCAATACGGTAAACAAAACCGTATCAAACGATACATGGCGTTGAAACACTAAGAGATTAGGTACAACCCAAACACTCAACCCGGTGGGGAGTCCTATCCTCCCCACCACTGGAGACCACCATGCCCAACTTACCACACGGATTTAACGAAGCACAACATAAGTTCGAAAACACCGACATCGACGACATCGACGACCCAGATTTGTTAGATGCGTTCGAGGCTTGCACAGACCTCGAAGAAAAGTTTGAACTTTTAAACAAGGTTAAAGATGAAGCTGAAACTGTTTTACGAAAAACACTTTGACAACACCTCCTCGGTGTCTGTCCAGGGTCCGAATGATAACTTTATGTTCCTATTCAACTGCAAAAACCCTGCCCTCATACCCTTAGTCAAGAGGTTCAAAACCACAATAAACAAAGAGATAAACGATTTCATTAAACACAACCATAAAGACAAGGATTTCAAATGCGTAAAATTATCTACCAAACGATCGAAACTATTGCAGCCTACTTCCCACTTCTCGTGTGCCTCGCCATCATCACCTCTATTTCCCTCACCCTCTGTACCCCAAAAGAAAAAACAAAAACCAAACCTAAAGTCCAACCCAAAACACAACAAGAAGTGGCTATATGCTAAATATTGAACCTAACATTTTGTTGACCGACTACCGTGTGGTCATGCCCTCGCTACCCCACGTTATGTTGAAAGCTTACCCGAGTGAGTGTATCTACATCCACTACCTTAGTAAGAGGTTACTCCCTACCTTCCTCGCTGATTTAAAAACCATCCACGGTTTCAACCCGACGCAACTCAAAGCGTTACTATTCTGGCAAGATAACAAACCACCTAAACCCAAACTCCAAGACTTTGCCGAAATGGTAAAGTTAACATTGAAAGGTTCCTAACATGTCCACCATTCCACTAGCATCTGTCGTACTCAACCCCGATCGTCGGGAGTGTGACGAATCCCATTGCCAATCCCTTGCGGATAGTATCTCCGAGACCGCCTTAGCCCACCCGATTGTGATAGACGAAAACAACGTTCTCATTGCAGGACGTCATCGTCTCCGTGCGTTGGAAATCCTGGGGATTCTAACCCTCGAAGAAGGTAAGCACTTCACTCGTCTTTCTACCCTCACCCCGTTACAAAAACGTATCCTTGAACTCGAAGAGAATGTTAAACGCAAACAGTTGTCATGGCAGGAAAAGACTGTCGCTATTGCTGACTTCCACAACGCAAAAATACGTGAGACAGTACTAAGCCGGACTGGTGAGGAGTGGTTACAAGAATCCAGTGGACAGCTTTTGGGTGTTGAACGTTCTAACGTGTCATATGCCTTAACCATGTCGGTGTTTATTAAGAATGGTGACAAAGAAATCTGTGAGGCTAAGCAGTTTACTGACGCATTGAAAATCATGATGAAGCGTAGAGAAGAGAACGCAATGGCACGGTTAAGGTCATTAGTCCAACCCTCACAACTTGCTATCCCACGGGAGAAGTTACAAAGCACCAACCCACTTGAAGTTGGTGCGTTAATCAACCAGTCTAATTTGCAAGATGCTTCAAATGTTCCTGTGAATAATTCACACGAACCTACTTCCCTCCCATCATTCGAGATGGTGAACGCAGACTGCATGAACTACATGCGGGAGTGTCAACCGTCTGTGTTCGACCACATTGTGTCCGACCCACCTTACGGTATCGATATGGAAATGTTGGAACAAGAAAACACAGGTATGAAAGACATCGACCGAATCGTGGACACCCATGACGTAGAATCGAACCTTCGTCTGTTCGACCTCATGATTCCAGAGATGTATAGGGTTGTCAAATCCAACGGATTTGTAGTGTTGTGGTGTGACGTGATGAACTTCGTACGACTCCACGACCTTATGGTTAAAGCTGGGTTTAAGGTGTGTCGTTGGCCTCTCACCTGGATCAAGACTCACCGTTGCATGAACCAATCTGCACAATATAACTTCACAAAATCCACCGAGATTGCGATCATCGCACGTAAAGGAAACGCAATCCTTACCTCACCACAACCTGTGAATTATATCGTCGCTTCTAACGACCGTAAGGAATTCGATCACCCGTTTGTCAAACCAGACGCCATTTGGTCATGGATTTACAAAGCAATCACCATACCTGGACAGACTGTATTCGACCCGTTCGCAGGGGTTGGAAGTTCGTGTTGCTCTGCCATACGTAACTACCTTATCCCCGTCGGGTGTGAACTAGACCCCCGTCACCACGCACGGTTGGTTGAGAACGTAAACAACACCTACATTCAATCCAAACAAACTTCAAACATTCAATCGGAGTACGTGTGAAAATTAACCTCGATGAATATCTTGACTCACCATCTTCACGTCCGTCAATCGACAGTGATGCTAAATCGTTTAGCGGTTTTGGAACGACCCCTTATCGAATCGCCGTTGTCCTTGATTGTCCCAAACCACCTTATGCACCTGGGTTACCCTCTTACTCAGGGAGTGATGCTTTGCTTCACGCCTTGGTTGCTAAGACCGGAATCCCCACTGGAAATATTCTGTGGTTGTATGTTTCCTCAGACTACGGGGATGAAGACTCCTACTCCCCCACACACCCCAGTGTTGTGCAAGGGTGTGTGGTTGTTCGGGAACTCCTTACCCTACACCGACCAAATATTGTTCTCCTTGTGGGTGAGTTAGCCCTTCGCTGTGCAGACATGGACGCACAAATTGGTACCCACCGAGGGAGTTTGTTCATAGGCAAGACGCAAACCTTCACGGGGTTTAAGTGCATCGCCACCTACCACCCTGTCAAAGCGTTGAAGTCCTACGAACTCACCCCTGTCATGGGGTTTGACATTCAACGTGCAAAGGAGCAATCCCTAACACCTGAGTTGTCACTGCCCCAACGGGAGTTGGTTGTGGACTTATCTTGTGAGGATGTTCTGAACCGTCTTCGTGACATACAGGTTACTAAACCCCCAGTCTCGTTTGACATTGAAGGGTATGTTACCAACGGTATGACATGTTGTTCACTATCAACAGACCCGAGTGTATCTTTCATCATTGGTTTTAGTGGAGTGGGTGGACACGTGTGGTCAGAGGAGGAAGAACTACAAATCTGGCGTGAACTTGCAAAGGTTCTGTCTGACCCGACAATACCCAAGATTTTACAAAACGGACTCTACGACGCGTTCGTGTGTAAGTACCGTCACCACATCACGATAAAGAATATCGTCGACGACACCATGCTCAAGCACTGGGAGTTGTTGTGTGAGTTGGAAAAATCACTCGCTTTTCTTACGAGTATCTACACCCTCGAACCTTATTACAAAAACGAACGGACAAGTCTAGACCTCCGTAAGCACTGGGAGTATTGTTGCAAAGACTCAGCGGTGACGTTGGAAATCTCCAACACTCTTAACAAGGTTCTCGCTGGGGACAGTTTGACCCATTACCGTATGAACATGTCCTTACTCCCTGCACTCTTATACATGGAGGTAAGGGGTATGCGATACAACTCTATCGAAGCAGCGAGACGACAAACCAATGTCCTCGAAGAAGCGAAGGGGTTGCAAACTCAACTCGACACCATGGTGATGGGGTTCACTTCTGGTGCAACCAAAGCCCTCAATGTCCAATCCCCGAAACAGATGTCGAAGTTTCTCTACACCGATTTGAAACTTCCCATTCAACTAAACTTCCAAACTAAAAAACCCACCTCAAACTATGAAGCACTTCTTAAACTCCGTAAGATTACAAACCACCCAGTACTACAAACGATTATCGACCTTCGTGACAAATACACCCACGCGTCCATGCTTGGTATCTATAGTGATCCTGATGGTCGTATACGTTGCGGGTACAACATTGTGGGGACTGAAACAGGACGACTAACTTGTTACACCTCCCCCACTGGTAGCGGATACAATCTCCAAACAATTCCCGAATATGACCGTGATTTGTTCCAAGCAGACGAAGGGTATGAGTTCTTCCAATGCGATTTGTCGGGTGCTGATGGCTGGACTGTCGCTGCACACTGCTCTGCTCTTGGTGACCACACCATGTTAGAAGACCTCCAATACGGTATTAAAATTGCAAAACTCCTAGCGTTGATGGTCAAACACGGTGCGGACATCTCCAAAGAACCACGGGATGTTATCAAACACGAGTGTGCCAAGGTTGCTAAGGACGACCAGATTTACTTCGCTGCTAAGTGTTGTCAACACGGGTCTAACTATGGTATGAAAGAAACCTTACTTGCTAACACCATCTTTAAACAATCTGAGGGTAGGATATGGCTAGAACCACGTCAAGCCAAACGATTTCAAATGCTATACCACCAACGGTATTTTGGTTTGCAACGTTGGCATGACGCTATGCAAAGAAAGTGTTCCCTCAAACCCTCCATTAAATCTGCATCGGGTAACACCCGCACCTTTTTCGGACGTCCTAAAGACGCAGCAACGTTCCGAGCAATGTTGTCACATGAACCTCAAGCCAACACCACTTACGCCACGAACCTCGCAGCGTGGAAGTTGTGGCACGACCCCACCAACCGACGACCTGACGGTTCGTTACGTGTCGAACCTCTCCACCAAGTTCATGACGCATTGAACGGACAGTGGAGGGTAGAGGACCGTGACTATGCAATCGCAAGTTTGAAACGGTGGTTTAACAACCCGTTGAAAATCGCAGGTATTGACATCACCATTCCTTTCGAGGGTGGGTATGGAGATAGCTGGGGTAACTGTAAAAACTCAATCTAAAAGGACAAACATGTTTCCGTATTATATATCTCACGATAAAAAACAACTGCGTAGACAACGAAAACAACTAACCTTTATGGTAGTAGGTTTTGTTGTTTTCGGACTCATCGCTTTAACTGTAACTTTGGTATTTCTTTTATGTTAAAACCCTGCATGTTAGCACACAGTTACGAACCTAAACGCCTAACGCACTTCCCTGTGTTTGTCTCACCTAAGTTGGATGGATTACGTGTCCGTTATTACAAAGGCAAATTTATCTCACGGGATAATAAAGTCTGGAACGATGTAATGACTTCGCATATCTCCAAACCCGACTTTGACTTCATCATCGACGGGGAGTTCTACTCCCACGGTTTGTCCCTCCAAGAAATCAACGCAGCTATGGCAGTCAAACGACTTGAGCCCACTCACAACACACCACTGATAAGATTTCACGTTTTCGATGTGGTCCAATTCAACACCCCATACGCACTTCGTTACCGATGGTTATTCGAACACCTTATTTGTGAAAACTTAGACAACGTTAGTATTGTACCCCAAATCACATGTTCAACACGTCAATGCGTAGACGTTTCCACGAGGGAGTTTATCTCCCAAGGTTATGAAGGTTCAATGATCCGACACCTTGACATGGGGTATGAGAACCGACGTACTTACACGCTTCTAAAAAACAAACCATTCCTTGATGGGGAGTTCCCAGTTGTTGGACGTAAAGAAGGGCTTGGTAAATACGCTGGTATGTTAGGAGCACTAACAATACAGGTTAAGGAAGGTGTTCGGTGTGAAGTTGGTGGAGGCTTCACCGACGACCAGAGAAAATACTACTGGTCTGCACCACTACCCCTCTACATCAAAGTAAAATACCAATGTGTTACTGACGACGGCAACCTACGTCACCCAACCTTTATCTGTGAGTTATAACATGCAAGAATCATTCCTGTCAAATTACATGACATACGTCAAAAACAACGAAGCTCCGACATCTTACCATTCGTGGTGTGCACTCTCAACTCTAAGTGCAATCATATCCCGACGGGTGTGGATTTCCCAAGGTTATTTTATCATCTCCCCGAGTCTGTACGTGACCCTCGTCGGAACCCCCGGAAGTAAGAAGACCACCGCTATGAACATCGCTAAGGGAATTGTACGTGAAATTGGCAACATTCCGTATATCTCCGACGCTGTAACTAAAGAGGCGTTAGTCCTAAACATGTCAGAGAATACCCAGGTCTACGAAGACCCTGAGACAAAGAAGCCCATCGAGTACACCCCCATGACCATCTTCGCTGGTGAGTTGTGTGAATTCTTCTCGATGTCTAATATGAACATGGTGAACTTCCTCACCACAATATTTGGAGAATCAACCTATGATTTTAAAACCAAGAACAAGGGTACACAACACCTCGAAAAACCCTACGTTGTTTTCATTGCTTGCACTACACCTGAGTATATTAGTGCTCGTCTCCGTGACGACGTCATCTCTGGTGGTTTTAGTCGCAGGGCTATATTTGTATACGACATTGAAGAAACTGTTCGTACCGCCTTTCCGGAAATAACACCAGAAATGGTCAAGGCTTACCAGTGGATGATCGAGTGGGGAAAGAAACTTCAATCTGTGTGTGGTGAGTTTGCTTGGGAACAAGACGCGAGGGACTGGTACATCAAGTGGTATAATGAACTCACCTTTGGTACCGACACTTCGACCATTGGTTACTACCGATCGAAACACACCCAACTTCTACGTGTCGCTATGTTGGTTGCACTATCCTACGACACAAGCCTTGTGATGAAGATCGAACATCTGCAACTTGCAGAAGCATTCTTGTTAAAAATGGAAGTCAACCTACCAAAGGTGTTCGAGGGAGTCGGACGGAACGAACTGAGTGGTGTAGCACAAAAAATTATGTCTATATTATGTGCCCACAAATGTCCTGTGTTGGAGAAGAAAGTCTACGCACAGATTTATCGTGACGCCAACGGTGAGGAGATTGCGAACGTCTTACGTCACCTTATTTCCACGGATAAGGTCGTACGGTTCGTCGATGCGAAGAGTGGGACGATGCTTTGTGCGAAGGGGTATGAAGAGGTACAACCCTCTTAGAGAGGCGATAAAATTTCCCTATCTCCTTTATCATCTTGAAATAGAAAAAGGGTTGTACCTAGCTTCGTGCTAAATACAACCCTTCTTTTATGCCTAGAGGTCTTGCCTCTTAGGACTTCCACTACAACCCTATGAAATTTTCCCGTTCGTGTGAATAATTCACATCAACGAGAGAAGGGATTATCACCCACCGGTAACTCCTCTTCCTTAAGTTGTTCATTTACGTTCTTTTGTTGTGACTGCTTCAACATCCTACCGAACCCTCTGCTAAGAAGTGTATTCAACATCGTGTCAAGCTGCTTCTTTGGAACTGTCGGAGCAGCTTGGGTTAACGCGTCCATCGTCGTTGCCTTCATCATCCTTAACCCTTGAGTTGCAGGACTCTCTGGACGGTAATTGTTTAAACTCTTTCCGAGGAGTTGATCATAAAACTGTGAGGCAAGTACTCTCTCCACATTATTTGCTGGATTCTGTACCTTAAACACCTCAGCGATTTTCGCATTATCAACAGTTGCCCTTGGATCTGCACTTTGAAGTGGGTCAATCGGAAACCTTTTATCAAGGTCGTAGTTCTTAACCTTATCCAAAATACCTCGCATTGTTGTACCTGGAGTTTGTTCCACATACGGGTTAAGAATATTAGCTACCTCTACCCCAGTCTCGTCCTTCGACAATGCGTTCGCAGCTTGATGCACCACCTTGTTCTCACGTTCCAACGCACGTTGTTTCGCTTCGTAGGTTTTAAACGATGCTGTTCGTACGTCGGCAAGTTTCTTTGGCGTAAACCCACTCGCCATGACAAACCTCTCGCTAACATCCGGTTCGTAGAGAAGCTCATTCTGTGAGTTATAAACTTTACCATCATTCAACACCGCGTCGGCAATAGAACCAATCTGTCTACCCCCCACTATCCCTGCAAGTTGTTGAAACACTCGTTGATGTTCACCGTCTTTCAACGCTTTCGACGCAACCTCCCCACGTTTTAACATGTTGGCACCAAACGACACCATAGGAACCATGTCCTTCCAATCAAACGACTGTGGGAATGGATTACCTAGCGACAACCTACTCGAAATGTTAACCCCTGTAGCGGTTTCTGGTATCCCATTCAACACCATACTACTCAAAACATTATCTCCCATGAGTTGTTGGACATTATGCCTTAGTTCAACTTCCCAATCTTCGTCGTCACCAATTCCCAACGCCTTCGACATACCCACAATCATAGATTTGTCAATGTTTCGTGCAGCACCAGAGAACAACCCTGCCATTAACGCATAGGTCATACCAGCTTTCGCAGCGTTAACTTTGTCCATTCCCTTCTTTGTGAACACATCTTTCCCTAACGCAGCAACGATGTTGTACATCTGCCACGTGTAGGACTTGAACATATACGCCCCGTCGACTAACCCATTGGCTATACGTCCAGGAAGGTTGTTACCAAAGTTGTGGTTCAGTGCGGGTGGTCGTCCCATCTGACCAGTAGGAAATGCAGTAAGTGCATACACTTCCCCAGCAAAGTTTGACAAGTCTTGAGTTGACAACTGATCAATATGTATCGCTCCGGGTTTAACAATCTCAGGGTGTAATTCAGCTGCACGTAATGACGCCAATAAATGAGACGTACGAAATGCCTTGGTGTGATGTTCATAAAAATGTGAGAACGCCGACGACACCGCATCAACCATTCCCAACGCTTTAGTCCCACCACGTTTGAGGATATTCTCATACTGCAACATCTCATCCATGCTCCTAACCGCACGTTCGTGTTGATCAATATTGTCAATGATCGAAGAATTGTTCACCAACCCTTTGTCAGCTAACCCCTTAATTACCAAATCGAATTTTGGGTTACCTGTTGAACCTGTCAAATGATACTTTGATGCAGCAGTGGTTCCATACACCGCGGCACGTTGGGCGTTAATAAACCCACTCCCTCGACGGACGAGTTCTTGTGGTGTCACCATAAAGTTTTGGGACATCTCAACTGTAATGGTGGAAAGGTTAGCAAGTGTGTTAGCTACAAAATACCTTCTAACATTATCAAACATCGACTGCCTATTAGACCGTAGGTTTGTAATATATTCCTGTGCGTACATACGATCATTGCGGTCTGTTAGAACATTCTGGTCATCCATCATTAACTGTAGCTGGTCATAGACGTCAGTCATTAACAAACTATGTGAGGACTTCAATGCTCTGTCCATACCCGCATCGAATAGTGGGATGGTTTCACGCCCCGCAACAAACTTCCTTTTATTAAACTGTGCTTTGACACTGTTCGCATGAGCTGTTTGGGAATAAGCATTCAACGGTTCGTAGGTCATAGCGTCAGCAGCTATTGGACTGATTGCACGTACACGTTGCTTTACCAACTCAAAGCTGTCTCGCTCAACTTGTAATGCTTTCTCAAGAAGATTGTAGCTAACCTTAATATCCTGCATAGGGTCAATGGCTTCAATGTCTGTGATACCAGTACGAGACTGTAACTTCTTAATGAAGTTGTTACGTGCTTGTTCAGATTCAAACCCATTAGGTACAGTGTGTACCCCGTTATCTTTGTACCGGACTTTGTAATCCCCTTGTCTTACCTCAGGCACGTAGAAAGTTCTCTGCGACCAGTTGGTTTTTAAATCCCCAACGTTCTTCAACCCGTTTCTCGCAATGTCTAACAAGCTGTTAAATGTTGCACCGTGAGATTGTTGGAATGCTTGGAGTTTTAACCCACCGTCGTTTTTTAGTTGCTGAACTTCCAACGGGTCTGATGGAGTGGTCATGTTATCATACATTCCTTCAGATTGTAACACCGACCGTAAAAACTGTTGTCCAAAATCAAGGTGGTACGAGTGGGCTTTCGCACCGTCTGCACTCTGACTATATCGTGCAAGATTAGTTCCAACTTTTTTGATTAAAGAATTCAATATGGTTTGACTCTGTGCCTTATGAACCTCGTTTTGGTTGTGCAACGCAGTGAACGCAGTTTCTGCAAGTGTACCATCAGCAACACCCATGTCAGCAAGGAAGGTTTTGTAGTCCGGCATTTGACCCTTCTCATTGTATGTGAGGACTGCTCTTTGTTGTAACGAACGGATGTTCTTATCACCGTCAAACTTCTTCTTCCAACTCTTGTCTGCATCGTCAACAAACCTACCACTCGCACTGTCATAACGTTGTAACATCGACCGCATGATCCGTATGTTCTCTTCGTTAACACTCTGTCTCCCGTGGTCAATCTTGGAATAAATTGAACGTGTTTCAGGGTTACGTAACAAAACTTGATTAGGCATACCAAAGAAACGTTTCAACGTCCCGTAAGTGTCTTGACCTAATTCCAACCCCGCATCAACTAACTCACTTCCCAGTGAAGGTTTACCCTTATCTCCAGTGAACTCACCGGTTTTCTTAAACCCTAAATTGAGGTTCATAGTTGTGCGGTCTAACAACGAGAGATAGTCGCTGTCCTCAACAAAGTTTCTCAACTCCCTCTCCGCTTGGTTAATTTCTTGGGTGGTACGTAATACCTCAGAATAGCTTTTATTCAACTGATCGAGTAGGTCTGACTTCTCGTTCGTCCCGTTAAGTTTATTTCCCACCTCTAACCATTTTTGTAAACCCGTGGAAACTGAGTTCAACCTATGGAATACTTGCAACGCATATTGTCTAATTCCTTTTGGAAGATACTTAACCATATCACTCAGTGGCGACGAGTTACGTAAATATGTACGGGAAAACACCTCAGCGAACTTGGCAGCAATCTCGGAGTCGTATTTGTTCTCACTCCCGTCTTTGTATTGAATATCATCAACCCTTGCCCACTCTGCCTCAGCTTGTGCACGAGCAGCTTTACTATCCAACTGGTTGTCCATCTTTAAAAACTCAGAATGAAAATCCACGTAAGCAGATTTCAACAAATCCATACCCTCTGGGGTGGACATCTTATCCAACACCGTGTTGTTGAACTCTTTATAACTTTGTAAAAATTTCGATTCACTTTGGTTTAACTTAGTCCCTTGAAGTTCGAGCTTCTCCAACTTATGAGCTTCTTCTGCCATAACGTGGTGAGTCTCATGTCCAACCAACCTCAACGCTTCTTTGATAAACCCAGGGAATGTTGATTGATTCTTAATCTTCAACCCGATAACATCTCCCCCACGAAACTTTGTAGCAACCCCAGCAGCGTCAGTTTTTGTTTCCATACGCATAACCACCGTCTCTTGAATGCTTGGTGGTAATGCCATAACTGCTCGACGAATTAACGTCGCAACACTACTTGCATATGACTCGGGTAACCCGTTAGCCATCGCTAACTCCTTAACCGTTTTTGTGATGGTCAACGGCAATGTCCACTCACCAGCTTTAGGGAGTGAACGTGTACCTTCAACCCTCGTAACAACATCCTCGTTGTTTTTGTACAAATCTGGTTTAGAAGCATCAGGCTTGACGTTCGTGTCTTTCTCCAACTGTAAAATACTCCCGTCCGGTGTTCCTAGTTCCTTCATCGTGCGTAACGATGCGAGGAGTTGTGACAACGAACCAGGTTTCTCAGGTGTTCCAACTAACCACTCTCGTGCATGTCCTAACGACTTTGAACGATCATTACCAGTAAGTAACGAAAATTGTTTCCTGTACTGTTCCCCGTAGGTTTGCCCCGTCATCTGGTCAACACCATCCCAATTTTGTGTTAAATCCACACCTTTGTTGACCAAAAACTCCAACCCGAGTTTTAAAAATTTAAATTGTTGTGTGTTCGTGTTGAGGTAATTATTCCCACCAATACGACGCATATGGTTAGCCAATGCTTTGTCGTCTTGTGAGATTCTTAACAAATGTTTCAACACCTCGGCTTCGTTAGACGTAAGCATTCGTTGAGGTTCGGTGGTTGTTAACTCACCATCAATAACCCCCGCGAGTTCATCTTCGACTTGTGTCTTCTGCTCACGTAAGTTCTCCGCCCCTTGGTACGACTCAACCCCTTTATCGCTCAAATCAACATCAACCTTCCCTGCACGTTGTTGTGTACGTAACGCCTGACGTTGGGCACCAGAGAGTTCTGACAAAAACGCATCCTTGAAATCCTGCATGTGGTTCGGATCATTACGGTCAAAGTCAGGGATGGTTTCAGCCATCTTACGCATTGCGACTTCTAACACAGTCTCACCGTTTTTCTTTGTAGCTTGTGACTCAATATCAATGCCTTTGTGATTGACACTATCAGACATCAATGCAAGTTCTTGTGGGGTGAATTGACTATACAAATCATTCTGTTTCACTCGTTGTTGTGTCGCACTAACGCTCTCATTTACCTTTGCGTTGTTTGTGTCCACCACATGCACCACAGACTTATTAAACGCATTAAGAACTTCTAAACTTTGTTCACGTGTCAACCTAACCTTATTGGCAACCATGTCGAGGGTTCGTTGTATAACCTCGTTTTGTGAACTAAGTGTGATGTCACTCGAAGCGTGTTGTTGAATCTTACCCAACACCTCATCATTAACCGTTGTGGTAATAAGGTGACGGTCTAAACCATTCGCCACCATTGCTGCCTGTAGGTCGTTAATCAACGTGTTCGCCCCATCAACACTTCCTTTAACATCATCAAAAGTTTTTGGTACAACCACCATCTCACCACTCTCAGGGTTGGTTTGTGTTTTGGGTTCAACCAATGACTTAATAACCCCATCTGCGTTCTCTTTGGTTTTCTGTGCACTTTCAACTAACTTCATTTGCACAGTCTGGTCGTACGTACTCCCGAGTTGTTTCGCCACCCACAACGAACGAATTTTGTTCTCTGTGTTTGTTGGGTCAACGTCAACACGTAAATCTGCTATCGCTTTATCACGTGCTTTCTTCGTAGCGAAGGTTTGTTCTCCCAACGCACCGAGTTCTTTCATCACGTCGACAAGGGGTTTTTGTGTAACACTCTGTTCGAGTTCACTTTTCTTCAACGTGAAATCAGCTTTCAACTTATCCAACTCTGGAGCCAATGTTCCCACGTCTGTCTTAGGTTCACCAAACAGTGTGCTCGTCACACCCTCTGGGACAACAACCGTACTATTACCTTTCCCGTCGGAGATAACTTCCACCATTGGTTGGGGTTTCGTATCAACCTTACCGGTAACAATTCCACGATTATGAGCGTCTATCTTACTCGCAATGGAAGGATTCTTAATCGCACTGTAGGAGTCATGCAATGCAAACGGGAGTTGTCCTGCAACATTCTCAACCATCATTTCCAACGGTGTCCGTGAGGTGTCAAACTCCCCTGTGGTGGCAAGGGATTTAACTTGTGTCCCTGCTTCACCTACTAATGCCCCACCTACGTTCGATCCAACGTATTCTGCAAACTTCCTAGCCCCTTCAGAGGCAATAGGTAACACTCCTTTACTAATCCCCTTACCAACCAAATTCCCTGCAACACTTCCACCTAACATCGTTGCTGGTACGAGTGCCGTATCGAATGCGGTTTGACCCAAATCATTCGTATCTCCGAAAGATTGTACAGCTGTTGCACCTGCCATACCAGCAAGACCAATGGGCAAACTAACTGGAGCAGTGATCAACCCTGCAACTGTCGGAAGGGTGTTTTGTCTCAACATCCCACCAATTTCAATATCTTTTTGTTTGGGGTTGTCTAACAAATACTGTTCAGCAGCCTGTGGGTTTGAAGGTAACATTCCTCGTGCCATGTTTTCTGTGGCAGAGTTGTTCGCATGTACAAACGCATTGACGGGATATTCCAACAAATCACCAACCCCTTGCAATGCGTCACCAGCCCAAGAGTTACGCATGAAATCGTTTGTCTCCGCTGCACCTCTAACCAACGTACCTCTAACCCCTTGGTTGTTGGGGTCTAACAGCGTTGAGTGATCTTGGTTTTCGTTAGCCAACATCCCCTTAACAAAATCTTCTTTAGTAAGGTCAGGAAACTCTTTCTTATATTTCTCGAACTCACGAGCAGACGTGAGAAACGGTAAAGAATTTTGTCCAGACTGTGGCGTAGAGTTGGGTTCCATAGAGTATTAGATTTTAGGGGTTTTTAGGCTGACGAGGATCTCGCAGCTTAGTGGTTGCAGTAGCAGACGCTTGGGGGTCAAAACGTTTACCATCAGGTCCGACAGTGAATAACTCACCTGTCGATTTATTTAACATAGTACCGAATGGTTGCCCAGGTAGTGGGTACGCAGTAGGTGTGAAATCATACGCATCAGCCTTCATAGGAGGTGTGGCAGCAAGCTGACGTTTTAAATCAAGCTCAGCTTGTCCTTGAGACAACAACCCACCTTGATAACGTTCTGTCTGTGCGAGTTTCTTGTTGTCCATCTCAAACTCTTGAGCCATACGAGCATTCATTATGTCCGTCGACGCTTTGTCTTTCGAACTTAACCCGAAACCTTTATCTAACGCACGGTCACCAGCATTGGTCAACGTCGAACCTAGTGCACTGGCAAATGCCCGCATTAGTATAGACCCCATCGAATCCTTATTGTCCTTTGTGACAATCTTATCATTACGTGAACCTTGAACTTCACGTAACCCAGGATCTGGTGCGTCGATAAAATTTACGGGCATATAAAATTACTCCTGAAAAAGTTGTTCTGTTGTTAAAGCTCTTTTAACTCGTGAGTTCATAAACTTTGTATCTAGTTCTTTACCTTCGGCTGTTACTGATTTTGCGTTTAACTTATTGTTTACAGCCGCGTAACGTTCGCTCTCAGCTAACTTAACTTTATCTTCCTTAGATAATTGGGGTGTGTTAAGAGTTGTTTTTATATATTGGTCAATAAAATCATTAGCTTTTCTACTGTCGCCCTCAGCGATACTTTGTTTAATTTCCTTTAAAAAATTAACACCTTGTTTACGTCGTTCGTCATTAAACAATTTAAAGTCAATTAAACGTTCTTTAGGTTGTCCTTCTTCCATACTACTGTCCTCTCATTGCTTGCATTACAGTCCCGGCATTGGAACCACCGAGTTGGAGTAAATCAGGGTCTTGTTGGTTTCCCAACACCCCAACTCCTCCTTTAGAAGTTGTTTTCTTTTCAGGTTGTTTCTCTTTTAACAACCCTTCCATTAAAGCACTAGAACCTTGTTTCAAACCATTGTTCAACAATCCCCCAACAATAGAGTCTTTAAAAGCCGTTTGTGTACCAGCTTTAACTCCCGCATCAACACCAGCTTTCACACCTTGTTGAGCTGCGGTACTCCCCATTGATCCAACCAAAGCGTCAGTTACTCCAGGCATATTACATTCCTCCTACACCAGGTGCCATTAGATCGCCAAACCCCATACCTTGTTGGGCGTTCGGTCCTCCCGTCGGCATCTGTGGAAACATTTTCTTGTTAAACAAAGCGTTGGGATCTTGCCCACCGCCATTCAATAAATCTTGTGTCATTGACTTGGAGTTCGAATTCATAGACTTCGACAAATCTCCAGCAAGATCAGCACCTACGTCACTTGCACCACCCACATCAGAAGTAATTCCAGTTCCATCCCCGAGGTCAGACCCACCAATTTGAGTCATTTTCGACTCTTGTGACCCAGGAGAATTCATACTCGACAATGCAGCACCAGCAGCACCCGTTGCACCCGCTACCGCAGCAGCAGTTCCGATAGTTGCAGCCGTGGCACCAGCAGCAGTTGCAGCACTAGCAGCTGCACCCGCAGCAGCGACACCTCCAGCGATTAAGAGTGGTGGCATAAATTACTTTCTTCCTTTAATGAATGATAAGATTAAACAAACAGGGTACAACACAAAGTGTGTTACCTTACCCAAGGCCGAACCTTCAGAGTCGTTAGCGTAACGATTAGAAATGTATTTAACCCAAGATTTCGCAACATACTTAGCAATGCTGAATCTCCAGAATGTTCGAATGTACCATTTAGCAAACACTGTGTATCCGTTATACATTCTTTCTGGTTGGTATTTCTGAGCCAACGCACCAGCACAGAATTGTCTATGCGTCAACATCCCGTCAGCATTTAGCTGTGTGCAAACCCAACTCATTCCTCCCCCACCACCACTACCAGAAGATTGTTCAGTTTTGTTCTCTGGGCCTTTACCAATAGCAAAACGTTCGTTGTAGGATCTAGCCAAACCGTTCGCCATTTCATCCACAAGACTGTTGGTTTGATTATTCGTGTCTTGACCGAGATAAGGGTTACCCAACTGAATTGCCTTCGCAGTCTCTGTGTTCCCGAGTTGTTGGTTCGCTGCTAATTGTGCCGATACAGATTGTCCGCTAGCGTTATTACCCGCAATAATAGCCTCTCGGAGTTGTGCATTATCACCAGCAGCATTTGTGCCAGGGTTAGACACAGCATTACGAACAGCAGAATTAACAACCGACTGATAACGTGGGTCATTTCCCGACGCAATGCTTTGAATATTTGAATTACGTGTATCATCAATCCCCTGTGCTCGTGTTACGTTTCCCTTTACTAAATCCCCTAAACCTAACGCATCGTATACACGCTGCTCACCTTGGGTATCACTTTGCCCTTTAGTGGTTGTTTGAGTTGTCGTTTGTGCAGCTTGACGTGCACTACCAGACGTCCACTGATCTGGAGCAAAAGGTTCTCCGTTAGCATTAACACGTCCACGAACGGACTTGTTAAACTCCTCATCGAATGGGTTTGTTACTACTGGTTCATCTGCCATAAAATTATACCTCTTTAGTGAATATTACCGCTGATTTTTTAAATCCGTATTTTTCCTCAAAACATCTTATTGCTGCACCGCTTGACCGTCTTGTCTGCATAGCGAACGATACAAACCCGTGTTCTTTGCACCAACGTGAAAACCAGCTAACCATAAACCCGAACACGTTTGCATCTTTAGGGTTTGCGTAAGCACAGTAAACAAACATACTTTTAGCACCATAAGACACCGTTCCGTCGTAAGCAGCAGCAAAGCCTACAGTTTTTCCATTTTTATTATTAAACAAGAATATCGCACCATGTTCATCAGAACCAATGATATTCATCAAAACCTTGTAAAATGCGTCCAACGTAATTTCGTAATTAACCTTCTTACGGAATACTTCATACGCTTCAACAATGATGTCTTGGTGTAAAAACAACTTCTGAATCTCTTTGATGACAACAACACTATAGTTCATATTGTTTTCTTAACCAAAATACCATTATGGAATGTATAGGTTGTTAACCCCACGACCACATCTTCTGAGCCTGTAAGACCGTGTAACCTGTTGATTTTTGTATGCAGCACTTGTAACTCTCGTTTAAGCGATATGAGGTCTAGGGATTGCAACGCTTCTGTGGTTTGGGAAGCTTCCACTATTTTCTTCTCGTTCACTTCGTTCTGTTTATTCATCAGTCTGCACCTTTGATTAGAACATTCTCGCCGTAGTTGTACCACTGACATCGATTAACAATGCTATTGCCAGAAGGTTTAAAAACAAATTTAAACCTAAACACTCGTGCACTGGAACGGGGTAAACTAACCCGACGTTCCTTAACACTCTTTGACCACGTAGACACCAATGTGAATTGCACAGGGTCACCAACATACGTCCTAGCGGATAAATAAACATCAATCTCACCATCATAAGTACAGTCAATAAACAAAGACTCAACCTCTTTCATGTACTGTGGGTCACCATAGGTAAAATCACCCGTTTCCAAATAAGGGGTGTGCGTACCCCAGATGTCCAACGTGAGTTCAGAAAGTCTCGTATCACGTCCCAAACCTAACCCTGGAACTTGGTAGATTAGGTCACCAATTTGTGGGGTATTAACCCCTTGAAAATCAGTTAAATCAAACGCATAATAAACATCAACAACACTTCGAACATTAGGCACATTCCGTATTGACCATGAGTCTGTAGTTGTATGGTAAGAAATGCACTTGTTAATATCTCCTGAAGAAGTTTTGTCCGGGTAGAACCACATGACCTCTTCTGAACGTGGGTTGTAGAATCCCCACAGGTTTTTCTGTAACACCCGATCACGTGTCACGTCATCGAAGAAAAACTGTTGTACTGCGTCACCAATCTTACGAGTATTACCGCCATCGAACATATAAAAATTTTCGGGGGTTATAAAGAAGTGCATATTCCCTGCACTAACTAACCCGTATTTAAAATACGAACCGAGGTTAGACGTCACTTCTTCAACCTGCATGACACGTGGTAACCCCACATACGTCATACGCCAAATGGAATTCTGGGTGTAAATAAAACACCACTGATTTAACCTCTTACACCCTGTGATATACGCTGTAGAGTCGTCAACACTACGAGTGGTAAGTATGGGAAATTTGTCAGCTTCGTTGTAGAACGTCGGTAGTAGGTCTGTGTAATCATTCAACGATGACCAGAAAACAGAACCATCCTCCAACCCACCAGCAAGGATTAAATGTCTCTGGTAGATTTCCACATACTCTGCGTAGTGAAGGTTGTTGGTTGTAAACTTGTTACCAAAAATAGGGAAGAAATAATTCCCTTGACGTGCATACATCAACCCACCCCTAACCATGTAGGTGATATCACTCCATCGTGCAACACTCCACCTTACCCACGTCGGAGTGGTTGTATAGTTGTCAACAAACGAATACTGGTGGTGAAACTTCCAAATAGTCCCCGGAACGAAGTTATCGAAAGTATCCGTGGTGGGTGATGGAGTGAAACCCAAAGTGAATGTCGAACCACTAATTGTAACATCAACTTCCCGATCAAACGTAAATGTTCCTACCAACCCAGCACCGTTATGGACAGTGAATTGTGTCGCACTTGTAGCGGTTATTTTAACAATCAATGTTGTCCCTAACCCACCAGTACCAACTCGTTTCAAAGAACACGTGTTAAATGTTTTAGTGTTATCTGCTGGTTGTTCTGTCTGGTTAATAACAACCATTGGAAGAATGTCGTTGGGTGTGGATGACGGTGTACTATACGCTTTTTGAGCGTTTGCAAATACAAACCTTTCAACTCCCTCTTGAGAGATGTCAACATAATCAGAACTAACAATGTCGGTTTTGTCAATGTATTTAACAATCCCAGGAAACACTTCCACGTTTTCACTATAAAACCTAACATCTCTAGCATCTCGCCATTTGTCTTGTGGAGTTAGTGCAGGTGGTTTAGAAGTGTCGACTCCTTTAACTCTACTACTATTATCTGGATATTTCTTACTTGTTGCCATGTTAGCTCAACGTGTTGTCGTTTGCACCACCAAGTCCAGCGTCCCACACAACTACGCTTTCGTAAGTTTCCTTAACTGCGGAGTTGGTAATCTGTACTCGTTCATCTTCTTTAAGAAAAAAGTTAAGTTGTTGCACTGCCTTCAAAAGAATGTAATCACCACATTCATTTAACGTAAAATCCGAATCGTCATCAGCGGATAAATCAGGCAACCATGCGACCACGTCAAGAACAATGTCAAGGGCACTGTCAGCAGGATACTGTGCACCAACACCACCAGTAAAATAAACTTGCTGCCCTTGAACAACCAACGAGATGTCTGAGGGAGTGTATTGTGACGCAGTGGAGAAATCCGTAGACTGTGTCCGTGCACTTCTCGCAACATCATTCCAACGAGAGATAACAGGAATCGGACGACCGTCATAGTTTCCACTACCAGCAGCGTTGTATATAAACGCTGCTTCAATCTTTTTGACTAACAACGTATCCTCCCCACCCATAATTTTAGTGTTTTCCAACAACGCACCAGTGAGAAAACTCACGTTTAAAAACCCACGTGCCCTACAATATTGTAAATCAATCCTGCGTTGTAGATCCCGTCGGGCATAGTTAACGCAATTCCCTAACACATCACTCCCCGATGCCGAGAAGGAGAGTAACTCACGGTTAAGGTATGCTGCAATTTGTGTTTTCATTTCAAGGAAGTTCATACTTTGTAACGAAAAAATCCCTGAGACCGTTAGATCCCAGGGATTTCCTCAACTCAACTCAACAACCAAATTAGCTGTTTGTGTTTTCACCGCCAAGCGAACCGAAACTCGATTTGCCAGAAGTGTATTGAGACGTTGAATTCGTCTCTTTAAACGCTTTGGTAGACTTCGCTTCACCAGAAAGCATCATGGTGTCTTTGACATCTTTTCCGCTTTTGGTGGTATACTCTGCCTTACGTAGATTAGGTATGTTCATTTGATCTCCTTAAAAACCCTGCACGAAGGTTTTAAATGTTCCAGTGTAGTCAGCGGGTGCATTACTACCTGCATTCTTGAGAAGGATTTCAGTTCCAGTGTAGTTGGGTGTTGCCACCACAAATAGGGAATTGTCATCCTTAACAAACGAACCGACTCTTGTGATAGAAGTCAATCCGAAAGCGGATGCGGGGAGTTTAGCCCCCGCACCACCTGAACCAGCAGCAGTAACGACAACCGTAACTTGTTTCACAACGTCTTCAGCCTTATCACCCTTGGAAGAGCTACGATAAGAGCGTGAAGTTGTCACATTCGACGAAGTTAGGTCAGCCATTTTGTTACCTCAATTAAGGGTTATAGGAGCGGACGTTTTGAAGATACATGAATGACTCAGGGAACAGAAGTTCCATTCCTGCTTCAGTCAAGTATTCATCTTTACGGTAATCCGCATCGTTTGGTTGACGGTTTTTCAACAACTCCGTATCACGACCTTGCATGTAACGATACTTCATGTTCTGCACATCTAAGAACATCGCATTGTAACGAAGGGTATCGTTCTGCGAGAACAAGGGGTGAGACTTGTAGTAGATCGTTCCGAATGGAGTTGTGTGTTTCACAACATTCATTCCATACGTGTCGGTCATTGGGAGATCAGTTGTTAAACAAGATTTACTCTTGTACAACTGATTGATTGTGTTCAAGAATCCTGATCCACAGAACACCAACTTCTCATTTGAGATGTTGTTTGTCACGCGGAACACACGCTCAAGATAAGCGTCATAGGTTTTCTCGTCAATCGCACCAGTAGAGTTAGTAATGATACGTTTGTCGTCATCAGCGTCATTTGTCAACGCAGAGCTAGAAGCTCCACGATAGACAGAAGCTGCTGCTTCCCATTGTTCCAAGAACCAAAGAATACCACCAGTTGTGTAGGTAGGTAGTCCAGTCGACGCATCAACAGAGGAAGACTTACCACCGAACAGAAATGCTTTTTCCATTTCGATCATGTGATAAACTGAACTCTCTTTTGCGAGGTCTTTGTACGCACCAGACTCATCATATTTAACACCAGTCTTCAGTGCCGTACCAGTGATGGAGAACGGAGTTCTAAAGATTTGTGCGAAGTTTGATGGGTTAATTGGTTTGTTGTAGATGGCCGAACTGTTATCCACGATTCCTTGACGGAAAGCGGAACCAATTACAAGCACTTCCAAACCAACCGTCGCTACTGTATTGACCGTCGAGGGCACTGCTGCGATCGGACGAAGTTCAATACGGTTAGGGGTTGTGGACGAAAAGATGTTGGTAACGTTTGCTTGGATTTTAACCGAGCCAACAGTTACTTGCACCATATGTCCTACACGAAACATCGTAGCATCTGCAACAGCAAGACGGAATAATGCGTCAGCTGCGAGGGTGAACGGATTCGAGAGATCAACGTTTGAAGTGTTAGCAAACGCACCAGTGGTATTAGCCACCGTGAGTGAGCTTTGCTTTGACAAACGTTTTTCCCACCAATTATACTCTGGGTCGTCAGTGTCTTCTTCTTTGAGCATTGACAACAAACCCGTCATCGGTGCGGCACCGTTCGGGTAGAAGTAAAACACGCTCCGACGAACGTTTTTGAAACGTTCAGACTGGAACTGTTCTGAATTCAACAAGCCTAATATAGCCATGTTATTATTTTCCTTTTCTACAAGTTAGTGAGATTCTACCCAAATATACTATGAGCAGTGGTGCTTACTGAACGTCCTTTTGCACCAACCCCACCTGAGACATGCCCTCCGGTTGAAACCGGGGCCATTTTTTGTCTCGTTTGTCCTTGCGTTGATTGACCGTTGTTTCCAACAGTTCCATTATTACTTCCAGGTATCTTGGATAAGATTCCCCGTGCACGTTCAGCTAAAGCTTTAAAAACTTCCTGTTTGGTATTGAACTTTTCACCCCTCGAAACCATGTTGTTTTTAATCTCCAACAACAATGGTCTGACTTCTTTCAAGTCGGCGTGGGTTTCAAAGAACTCTGATTCCATCTTTTGTTCGTGAGCACTTCGATGAGCTGTTAGAACTGGATCAAGATGTTCGTTCTGATACCCTTTCCAGTACGTACTGATCTTGTTCTGAAGTTCGAATGCACGATATTGTGCAAGTCGATCTGCATGTTTTGCAATACCTTGTACCAACTGGTTCAACATCTCCGCAGCCTGAGGTTGCAGACCTAGTTTTTCTGCAAACTCTGGTGTGACATTATAACGCTCAAAAATTTTGTCGTATTCTTCTTGTGACAAAGGACGGTCTTGAGGATTAGGTGTCGGTGCTGGTTTAGGAAGCAATGGTTCAACAGCACTTCGCATAGCTTGTGCGAGTTGCTCTGGAGTAAAACTATGGGACGGTGTTGGAGCAGCAGGTTTTTCCACACCACCTACATCCGATCCATCATTTCCTTGTTCGTGTGAATTATTCACAGGAACAGAAGAATCATCTATTCCTCCGATGTCAGAACCTCCAACATCACCACCACTACCATTACTACCACCACCGTCATCAGCCAGTGGGTTTAACAGGAGATAATTATCTCTCATATGTTTTGTCCTTTTGTATCATTTTCATTTTGAAGTTCAGTTAACACAGCGTCAACCTCACGTTTTAAATACATCACACCCCTCACATTCCCGATAGTTTGCTCACGATCGACAAGTTGAATAGGGGAAATCATTTGACCGTCAATAATGACAGTCTTCAACGCGTCGGACTCTACATCAAGTCTACGAAAAAACTCCCGTGTCCAAGGTTGATTAACCCATTGTACAAGGGAGGATAACTTTTCGTTTGTGGAAGAAGGTAACGAAACTTGTTTATTGAGGAGCTTGTTGAGGTTGTCCATTAGGAGGCATTCCTGGTTGTGGTGGTTGAGGAGGTGGTGGGATTAAAGCACTGTAAGCTTGTTGAGCCATAGCAGACTGAACATCGGGAGGAAGCGAGAAATCTTCGAGGTTCTTAATACCCCTTAATTTCATCGACTCCATGTAAAGTTTCTTGAAATCAAGACCTAAGAGTTGTGCTGCTTGTGGGTTGGAGATAATTGCCATCGCAACCTCTTGGAGAGACTGTGCAATATAGTTCTTTTCCGATGGAAGCGTACCATCAAACACCACAAAGTCTAAATTATCCACAATGTCTTTTTTCGACACTGGAATGAACTGTTGAACCGCAGGGGACAACTGACCAGTGAGGGGATTCACTGCGTCTTTCAAACCAATAATACGAACAATCTGCTCGATGTCAAGTCCATCACGATGGTTAGACAAAAGCATCTCACCCATCTTTTTGAAACATGAATGCCAGATTTGTGACCCAACTTTCTTCATACGTCCAGCAGCAGATTGGTTTACTGCACGTGCCTCACTAGCACTACGACGACCAGGGCTAAACTGTCCCATGAGGTTTTCATTGATCCCTGTGGTATCTTGTGCCATAGACCTTAACGCCTGTGCGTCTTGCATATGGTTTTGAGTAACATCTTGTACATTCAACTGACGTACCCAACGATCAACGCCAGAACGTGCGGCAGTTGGTTTAAGACGTAGGACTGGATTACGATCATGTAAATCCTTCATCTCAATACCAGTGGGGTCAACGATCAAATAATTGGAGATAGTCTTACGAACACTTGTGATATGTGAATTGATGAACCACGAAATCGTATCTTGTATCATGTCGATACTGTCAGCCAACCCACCCAACATAAGGGAGTTTACATCAGGTGCGAACAAACCAACATGGTAGGTGAAATTGTTGTGTTTGTAATTCATTCGTTCACAACGTACAAGACGATTATCGTTAGCAATCCAGATAACGTATTTAACTGGGTAATCTTCCTCACCTAACTTCTTTCCATTGAACTCATATTCGTTCGGAATAAGGTTAATCTGACACTCAGTGATTAAAATATTGTTTTTAGAATTTTTCAACCCCGATAACTTTGCATCTTGAGAGTTTGCAATATCATTAAACAACCGTCGACGTGGTTCTTCAATACCCTCAACAATGTTTTTCACGTACTTCAACCCAGCAATCAACCCGTCTTTCTCCATTCCTTTTAACGAAACGTGTGAGAACTCATCCTCGGACGCACAAAACTCCCCTTCTTGAAACCTCGAAAGGGGGAGTCTCACGTCGGGAAAGAACCGATAAGGAGAAACATTAACAATCCTGTTACCCATAAATTTGGTAACAATTTCTTTAACCAACTGTGTTTGAGGTTCACCCAATGCAGTAGCGAAAATCATTTGTTCCGGGGGTAATTGCACCTCAGATTCAACAACTTGGGTCTCATGTACCCACGTGTGTTTCATTACACCAACTGCACTAAGGGCAATGTCACGAAGAAAGATTTCCAACACGGCACCACGAAAATCACTCATTGACAAATCACGTTCTAACAATGCCTCCGCAATCCTTACAGATTTCTGGGTGTCCGGTGTACCAGACAACTCAAACAAATTATCTCTTTGGGTGTAGAGAGTGTAGAGAAACGACACGAAGGTTTCAACCTGACTATACGTGATCGGAACGATCATCTTTTCAGGTTCACCACGTTCTGATGCCTTCTTGTCGTCAAGGTCGGACACACGTTTATTCTCATACAACGCACGGTTACGATCCCACGTGGTGTAGTATTGATTCATGTGACGACGACTAAACGCCACCAACTTCTTACAATGTTCGAGCAACGAATTGTGTTGTTCGGACATTACCTCTGCATTCAAATCATCAAGAACGTGTTTGTCCATGTTAAGCTACTGTGTTAAAAGCGTTGTAAAACTTCGTCACCCCGTCAACCCAGAAATGATTTAAATTCCGTGGGTCGTTCTTTGCATTAGGAGGACTGTAGACAAGTCCGATATCTTTAATCGTGGAAGTTTTGGCATAAGGTCCTCTTGGCGACGCAAGAATCTTTGCCATCAACATAATGCTTTCCTCAGGTTCCTCAAACGAACGTGGAGTCATTGCACTACCCGTAACACCCATTGCATTATTACGTTTAAAAGCATCACTTGTTCCCAACCCTGTTTCGTGTGCACTAATCGCAGCAAGGAACGCAGGAGAAAGGTCATACAACCGTCCAGCTTTGACAAACGCTTTAGCAAGTGGTTTCATTGGTTTGGGTAACAACTCTGTGAACTTCTCTATATCTGGTTCAACAAAGTTTTTAACCGAAACGACTTTATCCGAGGTCTTACCCTCGGATTTGTTCTTTTCTAGTTTTTCAATTTGTGATTTAGTCAAAATCGGTGGCATTACATTAACCCTCCGAACAAACTTTGAGCAGTCGGGTTAACCGATTGTTGCTGCGTTTGTCCTTGTGCTTTAAACTTTTCTAAGTCTTGCGGAGATTTGATCGAGTTTTCAGCTTGACGTATAGCTTGCAAATTGTACATTTGACCCGCTTGATTAACGTCTTTCGGAACTTGTCCCGCATATTTTTGTGAAAACTGCGTATACCACTGTTGAAGTTCTGGATCAGTGGGTTGACCACCTGCCATACCTTTAACCGTGGAATCAACGGATTTAGTTGCTGTACCTACTGCTGATTGAAATGGATTTGTCATTTGTCCTTTGCCATATTAACAATGTCAATTACTTCTCTGTAGTGTTTGGCGGTACGACCCCGACTGTAGAATCCAAGTAACGAATACCCGTCGAGGGCGAAGTTCTTTCCTTCAAGGGAGTCACGTTCACTGGTGGTACAGTATAAACCGACGGATGTTGACAACCCATCGAGAGCCATACGAATAGCACTAGAATCGTCGTTAAGAACGTACGTTTTAAAAATCCGTATGTCATCTTCACACCTTTTTAAAGATTTATCCAACCGTTCACGCTGACTATCATCCATGAGGTCTAGGGCGACCTTACCGAGGGTATTAGCCAACCCTAGACCTTCAGAGATGATACTCACACAAACCTTATTGTTTAACAGTTCCGCCGGTGACGTTGCTATCTTTAGCAAAGATCAAACCAAATGCCACTGTACCAGCACTGATGATTGCCGTCCAATTAGGATTTGTAAGTGGGTCGTTGTCAAGTAATGCTGTAGCTGCCGTAGCAATAGCTCCGATTAAACCAGCAATTCCGAACATTGTTGTTTTCCATGATGTCATAACGATACCTCTTTATATTAGTTTTAGTTGTTTTAATACGATTGAAACCAGTAAACCTGCGACGACTAAACCACCCATCCACATTGCCAACCGAATGTTAAGGATGTGAAGTTCTTTTGTAACCTCTTTCTTGAAACTCTTCATTTCAGATAGTAAACCGTCGACGTAATCATTACCCTTTAATGCGACTTTGATGTCGTTCAACTCAGTGCCTAACGAGGTTATCTTGTCATCACGACTCTTTGCTCGATCGACAATGCCTTCAACAGCTTTCTTGAGTTCTGCAACGTCATCACGTATCTCGCGAATTTGAATGGAAGTTGTGTGATCTGGAGACATGTTATGGTTTCATGTTAAAGACTTCTAAACACCGACGACCGTATGGTAGAAGCATGGTAACGAACTCACCATACTTAATATACTGATTGACTTTGTTGATGTCAGGAATTTGAATAACTGTGCCGAGGTTAATATTCCCCGCTTTGTATTCACGGTCAAGATGGTTAGAGTAGGTGTCAATGTTCACCCGAGACGCATCACCAACAGACAGAACCACACCAGGTTTAAGTGTCCAACCTTCAGACAAAGCGGTGTTGTATTCGTCTCGAACTACAACTTGATTAGCTAATTTTTCTAAAAACAACGTTCTTGCAGCGTCATATTCAGTTTGATTGGGGATTTCAACGTCAGAATTGACCCATGTCTCCTCGATTAATGCGGGATTGGTAACAATCGCCCGATCGTTGTATTCCCTTAAAATTCCGATCACGTCATCGTTTTCTTGTGGTGTGAACATAATGATCCTTATTTTGCTCGAATTATAACTCTTGTTCTGTGATCGATGTTTGCCGTGCTTGAAAAAGCGGGGGCTGTATAGTTTCGGCTCAATCGAAGATCTCCAGTCGTACACGCAAAGATGGCTCGATACTCCAAAAGCATTGCAGAGCCTGAACTATTAAAGAACTGAGTTCTGGCACGTACATCTCTATTGTGCTCCATGCTTCCGTCAGTCCCACCTAAGAGAACTCCAAGCCCACCGCCAGTGACATCTCTAAAGAAAGAAACTGCAACGATTTGCCCTGTATTGCTGATCGCCATCGTTTGAGCTTGAATTAAATATTCTAGCCCAGTTGGTAAAGAAATTTGATTTGAAGCAACAACGAGGCCTGTGATATTACTTCTTAATGGTGTAGAATCTAATTCTAAAGTAGTTTCATTAGGGTCGAAATTTAAAGTCATGCCGTTCGCATTCAACGCATATGATTTCACAATCTCGGCGTAATACTTCCATCCACTATCTTCTAAAATTGCCATATAATTTCTCCTTTATGCTCGTTTTCCGAAAGCGGAAATATTGATGACCGCTTTGCCAGTTTCGTTTGTGATTAAAATTGGTTTGATAATGTTACCAGTTGTAGCAGGAGCAGTAGTGGTTAACAACCCTGCCGTACCCGCACTAAGGTAATAGATTGAATTTGCAGTTAACCCAGTGATTGTCGCAAACCCATGAGAGGTTAATGCAAAATTATTAACATCAATGACGCTTGTAACAACCCCACGTGCCTCACTGAGAAGATCATCCGTCGCACCACTTGCAGTTCCATTCGCTTTGGCTTTGGCGAAGTCTGTACCATTATGATACAACACATCACCAATAACAAACCCATGAGACGTTTTTCCGAAAACCTTAGTGGTTTGATTATCGAAACTTTGTGACCCGATGATGTTGAAATATGTACCGTCGAACAACAACGTGACAAAACTGTTCGCTGCGATGTCGTTGGCAACGAGTGCTACTCCATTCTTACGAATATCAATCGCACCGAGACCGTTGATATTGAGTGTCGATGGACCAGTGTTTGCATTCGTAAACAACACTGTGATAACCATACCAGTTTGGTAGGAAGTCAACGGAGGCACAAGGGTTAGAACGTAAGTGTTTGTTCCACTCACTGTACCGTATGTCCCTGCGTTAAACACCGCAGGACTAAGGAATGTCAACGCACCGGCTATACGACCTAAAATCTGTCCGTCTGCACTTGCAACAATATCCGCAGGTACACCAGGAGTGGTACTATCCGCACGTCCGATTACACTCCCTGCTGCACTGTTACGAAGCATGGCGTTCGTAATCCCACCAGCAATGATGGTCAACGCACCTAACGTACCACCAATAACAGAACTTGCCACAGGCACAGACCCAAGAAGCATCTTAACGTTACCTTGTTCAGTAACACTATAGATCAACATCTCATCATTGACCGTAGGCACGAGAGCAAACGTCGACCCGTGAATGTCAATCGTTGTGCCTAGTTTGATTGTACTACTATTCATAAATCGTATGCCTCACCGTATAGGTAAATATCACCCGTTGCTGTTGCACCTTGTGGGGTTGTTAAGGAAAAGTAAATGTTAGCACTCAAACGGTTCGTTTGACAGTCAGCAGACAAAGTTGCTTGCAATACTTTCAACGCAGAGGTTAAAGCACTGTAGACTTGAGTAGCACTTACAAGCTCTAACCCTGTCTTACTTGCACCAGTGTAGATTCCTCCAACCGCTGTGGACAAAGAAATCGAAGGGTTGGTTATAACAATTCGTGAAATATTAAAATTGCTGTAACGCATCCGAATCAACTGATCTGTGGTGACATTAAAATTTGCACCCTTCAACACCCCGAGAAGTCCGTAAAAAGGGAAAGCACTGTAAAAATCCACTACCCTCCACATCGTAGCGACCGTATCAGCATATACTTTAACAGCACTATTTTGCGAACTAATCGTGAAAGTAGTAAACCCACCATCAAAAGTGTCGCTTCCAGACCGCGTAACAACCACACGATTGGCACTAGAGTCAGTCTTCTTAATAACATATTCTCTTCCTCCAACACCCGCAGTGGATGGTAAGGTTATGGTTTTATCACCACTGGTACAATCAACCAGAACAATATGATGGGTGTCATTAAGAGTGGTGTTAACAGAGAGTGTTAACACCCCAAACCCAACCGCACCGGAAACATACAAACTT